AAGAGCAATAGCGACTGGCGACATTGAGAAAGCACCGCGTTTGCCTGCAGGTTCCGTCACGATGACAGAAGCAGAGATGCGCAATCAGGCTGATGCACTCACCATGCGTCAAACCTATGGCAACTCTATAGCCCTACCACGCGCACCATTTAGTGCGGCTGTTCCTTTTGGTCCTGGATTGCCTATCACTCCTGGTGCAATCAATCCGCTACAAGACAACGGGCGACCACAACCACGCCGTTATGAATATCAAGTAGCGCAAAACATCAATGTCACTGAAACACGCCTTGTACCTTTTAAGACTCTACGCGCCGCCGCAGACCAAATTGACATTCTGCGCCGATGTTTAGAAGTAACAAAGTCCAAGATGACAGGACTTGAGTGGGATATTGTTTTAGGTAATGACGCGTCTGAAAAGATTGTGGCAGAAGCAGGCGGCGACCATGTACGCGCTATGGCTCGCGCCCGTGAAAAGTACACAGATGAAATTGCTCGCCTTCGTGAGTTTTGGGAAACACCCGATAAAGCAAACGGATTACTGTGGAGCGATTGGCTCAACATTGCGTTAGAAGATGTCCTCGTTATTGACGCATGGGCTGTATATCCACAACCAACCGTAGGCGGCGACCTATACGGTTTACAGATTCTTGATGGCTCAACTATCAAGCCTTTGATTGATGACCGTGGTATGCGACCAATGCCACCCAACGCCGCATTTCAACAGATTCTGTATGGCTTTCCTCGTTCAGAATTCAGTGCTACAGATGAGGACCCAAAGGCAGACGGCGAATTTACCTCTGACCAACTTGCTTACATGGTTCGCAATCGCAGAAGCATTAGCGTTTACGGCTTTAGTCCTGTTGAGCGAGCGCTACCTCTTGCCGATATTTACCTACGCAGACAACAATGGTTAAGAGCGGAATACACAGATGGAGTTCTTCCTGAACTTATGTTCACAACTGACGAGGACTGGGGAACAAACCCTGACCTGTTGCGAGCCTACGAAAATATCCTTAACGATGACCTTGCAGGACAAACAGAACAGCGCAAACGCGCTCGCCTCCTTCCTAAAGGTCTTTCGCCCGTAGTTAATGAAGGATATGGCGAGAAGTTCAAAGACACATTAGATGATTATTTAATTACTTCTATCTGCGGACACTTCGGAGTACAACCTGCAGAGATTGGTTTTGCTCCTAAGAGCGGATTAGGTGGCGCAGGATTTGAAGAAGGTCGCGCCGAAAACGCAGAAGCAATCGGTGTTGGTCCTCTTGCATCATGGATTAGCAAGATGGTTTCTAATCTTTCTTATACATATCTAGGCATGCCGCGAGAACTTGAGTTCCGCCTCATGACTAGCAAGCGTATGGATAATGAATCCAACGCAAGGAAGGCGGATATTGAGGTAAAGAGCGCAGGCAAAACAATCAATGAACGCCGCTCTGAACTTGGTCTGCCACTACTAGATACACCACAAGCAGATATGCCACTACTTGTTGCAGGCTCTGACATCTTTTTATTCTCACCTGAAGGAATCATTAACGCTAAGGAAGTTACCTCAGCACCAACACTAGAAGGTCCTGATGCCACACCGACCACACCCACTACTCCTAATACCAGCGTTGAACAGCCTGAAGAAATCTCGCCTGAAGAAGCGTCAGAAGTGGAAGAAGAAGTTGATGCGGAAACTAGGGCGGAAGTAAAATCATTTTTGAAGTGGGCGGCAAAAGGAAAGCGCGCACGACTATTTGAGTTTAAGAGCCTAGACCCGATTGTTGGTGAAGCGCTGAACCGTTGTGCATTTGACGGCGATTTAGAAACCGCAAGAGCGCTCGCTAAAGCGTATCTCACATGACATGGGAGCGCGCATTAGAGGCAGATGCGCGTTTAGCGGCTAGAAATGCACTGCTAATCAGAGCCGCATTGCAACAATCGTTTGATGCAGAGCGCGCATATCAGGGCTACTTAAACACAACACCTGACACATCTTTAACATTGCCACAACAACGCGTGCGTGCAAGGTCATGGGCAATCATGAATATCCGCGTAAATCTTGAGCCATTAAAAGAAGTTATTTATAGAATGTGGGCGCAGGCTTATGCCCTTGGTGATACTGCCGCAAGAGAAGCAATCTTTGAAGCCAAAGAAGCACAAAAGGCAGATGCGCAAGGCATTGTTGATTGGTCTAAATGGAAACCAGGCGATGCTGTTTCTGCACTACTACTAAAACCGCCCCGCGCATTTCAGCAATTACTACAAAACCAAGGCATAACATTTAAGGGTTTTTCTGATACAACATTAACCGATATTGGCAATTCAATAGGCGAGGCCATCACGCTTGGTTTAGATGCAAAAGCCTCAGCCAAACTAATCCAAAATCATGTGGCAAGCCCTGCACGCGCTTTGTCTATCGCAATTACAGAACAAAACCGCGCCATATCGCAGGCCACGGTAAACCGATACAAGGAAGCGGGATTACAACAACAAGAATGGTTAGTGTTTCAGCCTTGTGCAACTTGCGCCAAAAACGCTAATGAAAAAGTAAACATTGGTGCGCCATTTCCTTCAGGCGATATTCAACCACCTGCACACCCACATTGTCGTTGTGCTTTGGCTCCTGTAATTCCTGGATTTGATGACCCTGCCGCAACGGGTGGAGTAGTAACGCAACCCGTTATTACCCCTGATGAAATTGTTGCATCAGAACCTGTTGATGATTACCGCATGCGCCATCAAGCACCAACGCGTGCAGATGAATTCGGTTCTCCCGCAACCGACATAGGTACAGAGATGATGCCTGGTTTCTACGACAATCCAAGAAATTTCACCTCAGGAATTGATGCCGCCGATAGAGAATCTACGGCTGTCCTAATGCAAATTAGAAACAAGCCTGATGAGATGGTAACTATTTATAGAGCAGTACCTGAAGGCGTGGACAAAATTAACCCTGGTGATTGGGTCACGCTGTCACCAAGTTACGCAGAGCAACATTTATCAAGCAATCTTGCCAATGGCCGCGTAATTAGTATGAAGATTCCCGCGAAAGACCTTTGGTTTGACGGTAACAGCATCAATGAATTTGGTTATGACCCAATCAGTACGCGTGCGGGTTCATTTGGGGTTGATTTCCTCAAGAGTGAATCACTCACGCGTTCTAAAGTTGGTGTCAAAATTAACATTGATGATTTCTTAACTGGTCCAAGAAGTTATGAAGGTGATGTAGCAAAAATGGGTGAAGTAATACATGCGCAGGGTTGGAACAAACCTTCATTACTTGCAAACCCAACAGATTATGATGCGTTGAAATCTACGGGAGATTATGTTGAAGTTTTCAGAGGTGGACCAAAAGGATTGACAGAAGGTCTTACATCAGGCAAACCTTGGATTGGCGATGGTAATGCTGGTCCTGGCACTTATGTAACTATTGACAGAAGCCGCGCAGATGCTTTTGCAAGCCTATCAAAAATGCAAACAGGTGAAAGTGAAGTCGTAACCGCTCTGATTCCAAAAGAACTTTTGGACACGGCCCCTGATTTGACCACAAGCCCAGTCAATCCTTTACCCTCAAAATGGAACGGTAAAGGTCGTGCTGATTATGTTGTAAATGCCGCAGAAGGCAAAGGTGCGTACAAGCCCATCAAAGAAACAAGCGTTGAGGGCGACTATGTAATTTACAACACCTCATCAATGGTCATCAAAGGAGAATAATGAAACCTGAAGAATTTGCTTACTATCAACTCATTGACGGCATGATGTACCCCGCCAAAAACAAAAAAGGCGCGTTAGTCTCAAAAAATAAACCAGTAGGGCTAAATGTAATAAATGCAGTTACTAGAGGCAAAACACAACCTCAAACAACATCTAATCTTGGTACAGTTACACCTAAGTTTTCTGTTGTAGAAGATGAGGATTAAATGGCAGATGGTTTTGTAGCCCCCGCGACAGTCCGCAGTAATGCACGCAGAGGACTAGAATTACGCAAGAAGCATGGGCGTGGTGGCACTGCAGTAGGCGTTGCTAGGGCTAGAGATATTGCAAACGGAAGCGCATTATCTCTCTCAACCATCAAGCGCATGAATTCTTTTTTTGCCCGTCACGAAGTGGACAAAAAAGGTAAAGACTGGAACAACGCTTCCAAACCGTCTAACGGAAAGATTGCGTGGCTCCTATGGGGCGGCGACTCAGGTTGGGCTTGGGCGAAAAAAATTATTAGACAAGAAGAAACTAAGGAGAAATCAACCATGGCTAATCTGACAACACAATTCTTTGGGATTGAGAAGGCGGATAAAAATTCAGACGGCACTCTCACTGTGTATGGAAAAGCCACAGATGATTCACTAGACATTGACCAACAGATTTGTGATGCTGATTGGCTCAAGCGTGCAATGCCACATTGGTTCAGAACTGGTGGCAATATCCGCGAGCAACACAGCAACATTGCCGCAGGCGTAGCAAAAGAATATGAAGTTAAAGAAGATGGGCATTACATTACAGCCCTCGTTGTGGACCCTGTATCCGTCAAGAAAGTAGAAAACGGAGTTCTCAAAGGCTTCTCAATCGGCATTAAAAACCCACGCGTAACCCGCGACAAGAGCGCTATGAATGGTCGCATTGTTGATGGTCAGATTGTGGAAGTTAGCCTTGTGGACCGCCCTGCTAACCCTAATTGCCAACTAGTCCTTGCAAAGTCTGCCCTTGGTGATGACACCATAATTCAAGTAGAAGAATTGATTGAAAAAGAAGAAAAGAAGCCTAATTACGAAAATATGTTACGCGGCGGAGGAAAGAGCGAGCCTGCAGACAAAGACCTTTATGCGGCAGTGGTCCGTGATGCCAAAGAAAAGTTTGATGTGTACCCAAGCGCGGTAGCAAATGCCTGGGTAGTCCGTGAGTACAAGAAGCGCGGAGGAACTTACAAAAAGAAATCCGAAAAAAGTGCTAATAGTTTAGAATTATCAGACATGACCGAAAGGGAAGCCATGACCATACTTGCTGAAGATGTCATTGAACTATCTAAGGCTTATGCTACTGGCGACCTCTTGAAGTTTGATAAATCAACTTATGATTCTGCGCGTCAAGCATTAGCACAACTGATTGCCATTGAAGCAGAAGAATTGGGCGAAGGACATAACGAAGAAGCCTCGCTCTCTCACCTATTAGCCGCAGTTCATCACCTTTTTGCATGGTATGCAGGTGAAGAAGCAGAAGGAGAAGTTATGGAAGAAGTAATTGAAGAAAAAGCCGCAACACCAAAAGATATGAAGCCTAAGAAAGATGAAAAGCGCGCTGACTTTATGAAGCGTTGCAAAGAAGCAGGCATGGGAGATGATGACGCTGTTAAGTGTTGGGATAAATACACAGCCGCAGATTCTGACAAGCCTGTTGAAGCAGAGAAGTCTGCAGAAATTTCTAAGTGCTTAGAGTGCGGTTGCAATCAACCAGGCACTGACCATGGTTTAACAACAACCAATGATTTTGCAAATGTGTCAAAACCATCTCATGTAACAACTGCAGAGATGTACACACCTGACCAAACACCTAAGTCTGCAGAAGCAGATGCGGTAGAAGAAAAGGCTGAAGAAGCCGCTCCTGCCGACACTGATGCACCTGCAGAAGAAGATGTTAAAGAAGAAGTTTCTACTGATGAAAAATTAGTAGATGTAGAAGCCCTCGTAGAGGAAGCAATTAAGAGCGCAACACAGTCAATCAAATCGGAGATTGCAGAACTTTTGTCCGCAAAAGAGGCGGCAGAGTCAAAGGCAAACCGTTTGGCAACTGAGTTGGCTGAGGCTAAAACTCTCGCAGTGGCTGGCGGACCAAAAAGAACGGCAAAACCTGTAAGCGAAACCAGCAATGATTTGCTTACTAAAGCCGCCGCATACAACGCGAAAGCACAAGCAACAACCGACCCAACACTTGCAAAAGGCTACGCGACATTAGCAAAGGAATTCCTTGCTAAAGCCTCTGCCGAAAGCAAGTAAACCAAACAACGAAAGGAAATCCGAACATGGCTGAAATGCCACGCGCAACGGACCTATTTGGCGATGTATCGCCAGT